CACTGACCACTGCAGGTACCGTAGCCACTGACGTGAGCGTATCCGGTGCAGCCACTTCGGCACTGACCACTACGGGTGAAGCAGCCACTGACGTGAGCGTAGCCGGTGCAGCCACTTCGGCACTGACCACTGCAGGTACCGTAGCCACTGACGTGAGCGTATCCGGTGCAGCCACTTCGGCACTGACCACTGCGGGTGAAGCAGCCACTGACGTGAGCGTAGCCGGTGCAGCCGGTGCAGCCCTGACCACTGCAGGTACCGTAGCCACTGACGTAAGCGTAGCCGGTGCAGGTGCTTCGGCACTTGTCGCCACTGGCACAGCGGACCCCGGTACGGGGCTAGTAGACGCAGCAGGTGCAGCCACTGCGGCGCTAACCGCTACGGGCACAGGGGCGTCTAGCGTATCCATCGCAGCCAGCGCAGTTTCTGAAAGCGCGGGGTCGGGCAGTGTTTCGGTCACGGTAAGCATCGCGGCCGACTCCACCGCTCAAAGCGTGGGCGTGGGTACGGCCGTCTCCGATACAGGTACCGATGTTTCCGGTGCAGCCACTGCGGTGTTAACCACCTCAGCCACCTCTGCAGTAGACCGTAGCGTAGCGGGTACCTCATCGGCGGTAAGTGCCACCACTGGTACAGCCACCATAGCGGTCGGGGCAGAGGGCGCGTCAGCTGCGCAAAGCGCAAGCACCGGTGCCGTGTCATTGCTGGTCTCGGTGGACGGGGCCGCGTCTGCGACAACCTCCGTGACAGGCAGCGCAGTAGCTGAAGCGGCGTCTGATGTATCCGGTGTAACAGCAGCGGCGTCACAAGGCGCAGCCACAGGACTCGTGGACTACGCATCCACAGGCACCGCGACAAGTGCCCTTACAACCACAGCCACGACAGCGGCGACTCGTAGCGCCGAAGCGGGAGCGGGAGCCGTAGCGCAGGCGTCAGCTACTCCGTCGGTGCTGCGCACAGCGTCAGGTGCAGCGGATGTTGTTTCTGTGGGGTCTGCCACCGGAGAAACAGCGGCGTTCGTAGACCTCGCCGCCAGCACAATTATGCTGTCAACCGCGACGGCGACCCCCTCAAAACTGGTGGGTATCGCCGCCTCGGTCCTGTTCCAGAGCATAGCCACGGGGTCCGTGGTTACGGACAAGGTAGCTCAGGGCAACGCCACAGCGGTGTTGGTGTCCACGGGGTTACCCGAAGGTGGACGAGACCTTGTAGCCGGGTTTCTATACGCCAAGAACGTGGCTATTTTTCCAGCGTTCACATGCTACACTAAGGTAACAAGCAGCCTATCGGCTACTGTTATCATACGATAAATTACACGACGCAGAGGTACGACCGATGAGCTTTTCAAATGATGCCGAAGGCAAAGTGCTTGACCATATCTTCAAGCTGGCAGCCTACACACAGCCTACGCTATACGTAGGCGTTTCAACAGCCGACCCTACCGATGCGGGTACCGGCGTAGCCGAACCCACCGGTAACGCCTACGCCCGCGTGGCGACCACTGCGGCCAGCTGGGAGAGGACTGCAGCGGAAGTGTCCAATGCCGCGCAGCTGGCGTTCCCCGAGGCAACAGGCTCTTGGGGGTCGCTGACACACTTCGCTGTGTTTGACGCGGCCACCGGGGGCAACATTGTTTTCTACGGAGCACTGACTACGGCTAAGGCCATTGCGGCCAACGAGACCCTGCGCTTCCCGATCGGGAACCTGACCTTCACGCTGGACTAAGCCATGGACATCCTGTACGTCAACAATGACCACTTGATTGAGCTACAGGGCCTGCGCGACTCAGACGGGAAACTCCTGTCTGGAGCCGCGGCGGAGGCCACGCTGTACGAAGCGGACGGAGTGACGGAGGTGGGCGGGCAATCGTGGCCGCTGGTGCTGGTGTACACGGGCAGCCTCGGTACGTACCGTGCGGCGCTGTCTGCCGCGGTAGAGCTTGTGGGCAACGGCCGGTACAAGCTAAAGGTAAAAGCCTCCTATGTGGGCAAGACCTACGAGGTCGTGCGCACCGTCAACGCCCGAGTGCGGAATGAATAAGGAGGTTTAGTGAGCGGCAATCAGATAAATAGGGAACCGCCACTGACAGACGAGGAGATCCGCGAAACCCGCGAGATGCTCGTCGCGGACAAGCGGATGAAATGGCTGTTCGCCGCGGTCCGTCGGATCGCTGTGTGGGTAGCCGCAGGTGTAGGCGCTCTGGTGGTTACATGGGACGCACTTGTTAAGGCCATTAGGCACATTGCAGGTAGCTAACGATGACACTTATACGTGGGGTTATACTGGACCGGATGAGGAAAAAGGAGGGGCGTAGGGTGGGGGTGCCCCCGCTAGGGAGATACACCTGCTGGGCCCTGTACTTCGCTATTGCTTGTGGGTTTTGGCTGACGTTTAAATTTGTCGAGCCCGCCGTGTTCCCTGTGGTTAAAGACTTTGAGATCACCGACGCCCGAGAAGTAAACGGGGTACTGGAGATACGGGGGTCGTTTGAGAAGGTCCGCAAGTGTGATCCCATAGACGTAGTAGGGTACTCGGGCGGGACGTTCGTTAGCGTTACTTTCCCTACCCCACCCGGAGCGCCCCTTGTAAGCCGCATGGTACGTAAGCAGACCTACGGGCCATGGACACTGGTACCCACGGTGGGGCAGCTGGAGCTGTATGTGCGGCACTTGTGCTCGACAGGTACGGTGACCACCCGTTTGTTTTCTGGAGCTATTGTACGATGAACCTATACAGTTTTCCGTTCAGAAAGTGTGACCCAAAAGGCTGCGGCCACTACGGTGCGCCCAGAGGCGGACGCATCCACCGGGGCGTCGACTTAGCGTGCGAAGGCAAGACGCCCGTAGGGTCTCCGGTACGGGGCAGGGTGTCAAAAGTGGGCTGGCCGTACGTAGGCAACAGGGACATTCGCTATGTGCAGGTCACTTGTGAGACGTATCGGTACCGCGTGTTCTATGTAAGCCCAACGGTCGCAGTGGGAGACATGGTGGAACTAGGGGATATTATCGGGGCTTCGCAGTCGCTGAAACACCTGTATCCCGGCATCACAGACCACGTGCATTTGGAGGTAAAAGACCAAGAGCATAATTTCATCGACCCGACGCCGTTGATCTTGGCGATGAAAAGCCTTGGCGCGTAAACGCTACGCATCCCATGGCTGTGTGCTATCCTCTGCGGCATAAGCAACATGAGAGTGCATAGGTATGGGTAATATAGCAGCACTGGCCAACCCCCTCGACGACCTGCCCATAGTCTGGCAGTCCAGCCTTGTGCTGGACATCGCCATGGGTACCGACGAGGACATAATCTGCGAAGCGTACGAGCTTCAGTACCCGCAGCTTCAGGCTATCAAAAACGACCCTGCGTTCATGGCGCGGTTGAAGAAAGCCGCAGACGACCTGAACAAAGAGGGCGCGACATTCCGCCTCAAGGCCCAGATGCAAGCCGAGGCGCTGCTTCAGACGTCGTTCGCCATGATCCACAGTGACGAGATAGACCCGAAGGTTCGCGCCAAGCTGATCTCGGACACCGTGCGCTGGGCGGGTTATGACAACGCCGCAGCTGCGGGCGCTGAAGCAGGACCGGGCATCTCTATCCACATTGATCTGGGTGCAGCGGACAAAGCAGTTGCTGGAAGGGTGTTTGAGAATGGAGATTAATTACACGCCAGAGCCTATTGCTGCACGGTTCATCCGCAGCAAAGCGTTCTACAACTTCGTCATTGGCCCGGTAGGTTCGGCGAAGACCACCGCGCTGCTGTTCAAGATCCTGTTCCACGCCCAGAACCAAGACAAAGGCCCGGACGGCATACGCCGCACCCGGTGGGTCGTCGTGCGTAACACCGCACCCCAGCTGAAAGACACCACGATCAACTCGTTTATGACGTGGTTCAAGCCGGGGCAGACGGGGAAGTGGGTAGCCTCTCGGACGATGTTTGTGTTCGAGTTCGGCGACGTCTACGCAGAAGTGATGTTCCGCCCCCTTGACAGTCCGGACGACGTGGCCCGGGTACTCTCCCTTGAAGTGACCGGCGCCATCCTCGATGAGTTCGTGGAGATCCCGAAGGAAATCGTTGAGGCGTTGTCCGGTCGTTGCGGCCGATACCCGTCAGCGCATGAGGGCGGGTGTACGTGGTGGGGCATGTGGGGCGCATCTAACCCCGGCAACGAAGACAGCTGGTGGTACGACTGGCTCGACATAGAAGACCGGGGCGACCGCCCCAAGAACATGAGTTACTTTGAGCAGCCCAGCGGATTCAGCGACTACGCGGAGAACATCCCGAACCTACCCGGGGGCCGCGGATACTACGAGAACCTGTGTGAAGGTAAGTCGCCCGAGTGGATCAAGCAGTTCATTGAGGTTAAGTGGGGCTACAGCCTATCTGGTAAACCAGTGTTCCCCACGTTCAACCCGGACATTCACATCGCCAAAGAACCGATCATGTTTGACCCCAAGGGCAACATCATCATTGGCTTTGACGCCGGACTTACGCCCTCGGCCATCTTCGGGATACAGGATTCACACGGCAGGGTGCTGGTGCTGGACGAACTGACCTCGGATAACATGGGCGCGGAGAGGTTCTGCCAAGAGCTTCTGCTGCCAAAAATGCAGGACCGGTTCCCCCGCAACTCATACACAGTGGTGTGTGACCCGGCGGTGGTGCAGAGATCGCAGACCAACGAGGTCGCGGTGCGGGACATCTTGGAGGAGCAGCTCGGGTTCGATGTAGAGACCGCGTACAGCAACTCACTGGTGGAGCGCAAGCAGGCGGTGGAGTCAAAGCTCATGCGATTAACGCAGGCGGGACCGGCGTACTTGGTGGACCCTCGGTGCCGGGTACTTATCAGAGGCTTCCGTTCAGGGTACCATTACGCCAAGAACACCAAGGGAGTAACGGCCAACCAACCGGCGAAGAACGAGTACTCGCACCCGCACGACGCCAACCAATACCTGTGCATGGGCTTTGAGGGTGCGGTTAGGAAGCAAAGTTTACGTGAAAAATTCCCCGGCCTGATGTCAGGCAACGGGGGTGACATCTCTGGTTACGCACGGTGGAACTAATGGACCTCGACAAAGACGATTCGCAGATGGTGAAGGACGGGAGCGGGTCGGAGTTCTCTACCACCGCGCTGCAGAAACTGGGTAATCACCTGAGCCAACGGTTCAGTACCCACAAGGCAGACCGCCGCGTCCAAGAGACGCAGTGGCTGCGCAACCTCTACCAGTTCAAGGGGAAGTACGACCCGGAGATTGACCAGAAGCTCCCACCCGAGCGGTCACGGGCGTACCCGAAGCTGACTCGCACCAAGATCATGGTCATCGTGGCCCGGTTGATGAACCTGCTATTCCCTCAGGGGGATAAGAGCTGGACGGTCAAGGCGTCTACGGTACCCACACTGGACCAGTACGAGCTGACCGCCGCGTTTGATGAGTGGCGTACGGAGAACCCTGAAGCAGAAGTGACCGTCGAGGAGCTGGAGCGGATTGTGCGGGCGTTTGCGGTTAAGGCCGCGGCGTGCATGGAGCGCCACATCGAGGCTCAGCTGGAGGACGCCATGGGCTCAGCTACGGAGACGGACAACTCTGACTTCGTAACCCTGTGCCGCTCAGTCATCCTGTCTGCTGCCATTTACAACGTGGGTATCCTAAAGGGCCCTATGACGCTTGACCGCCAGAAAGCGGTGATTGAGCTAACGCCCGGACTTGAACCCACAATCTCTATGGTGGACGGCAGCCGGCCGTATTTCGAGGCCGTGGACCTGTGGAGGTATTACCCCGACATGCAGGCCCGCACCTTCTCTGACATGGAGGGTGAGTTCGAGGAGCACATCTACAGCAAGCGCCAAATGGAAGGGCTCAAGCGCCGCTCTGACTTTATACCGGCCTCGATTACCCAGTTCCTAGAGCGCAACAAGGACGGCAACTTTACCCCGGCATCCCACGAGAACGACCTTGACGTGCTGGCGGGGGCTACCTCTGCGTCTACTCGTGGCAGCCGCTACCGCATCCAAGAGTTCTGGGGCGCTGTGTCCCGGGAGTATATCGAGGACACGGGGCTTGAGCTGCCTGAGGGCAGTGAAGACACCGACCAGTTTCGTGTTACGGGCTGGCTTGCAGGCCGCTACATCATCAAGCTGGCGTTGAACCCCCTATCAAGCCGCACCAACATCTACCACAAGTTTGTGTTCGATGACTCGGTGCCGGGACTGATGGGTGGGGGTATGTGTGAGATCGTGCGGGACAGCCAGATGGCGGTATCTTCTGCAGCACGCATGCTGATCGACAACGCCTCGGTCACCTGTGGCCCCATGCTAGAGATCGACTTGAGCAAAATGGCGGGCGGGCAGGACATCAAGTCCATTGGCCCCTTCCGCAACTACTACCTCGACGGCAAGAGCAACCCTTCTGGCCATCGGGCTATTAACAACATTAGCGTCGACTCCCACATGGATGAGCTGCTGAAAGTGATGAACCAGTTTCTCCAGTTCGCCGACATGGAGACATTCGTGGGGGGCTACGGTGACGTAGAGAACACCCCGGGAGAGGCCCTGCGTACATCCGCCGGTGCGTCCATGGTGCTGGGCAACGCGGCCTTGCCGTTCCGTGACATCGTGCGCAGCTTTGACCGGTTCACCGTGAGCGTGCTGAACGCCCTGATCGAGTGGAACAAAATTTTCAACGAGGGC